AAGGCCAGAGATAAAGAGCATCATAGCGCGTCGTCGTCGGGGTTGGCTCCCTCGACGCTGGCGGAGATGCGGCGCACATCTTCAAGAGCGGCCTCGGCGGCGTTCTCCATGGCCTCGAGCGTATTGCGGAGGACGCGGAGTTGAACGACGAGGACGTGCACGCGGTCGTGAAGGGGTTTAACCTGGGCGGCTTCGTCGGCGGTCTCGATGTGATCGGTGAAGACCTGTAGCTCAGTAATGGCCGAGCGGTTTAAATCCGACAGCGTGATGATGTCGGCGTCGTGCTGTTCATAACGTCCGGCGATGTGCTGGACGGTGGCTAACGAGCCCGTGATGTTTTCCACAAGGCGCTTAATATTTTCGCGGTTGGTCATCGGTTGAAAGTAAGTTCCTTTATCTCGCCGTTAGGGGCAAGCGTGAAAAAGCGAACCTGTGACCGGGCAAGGGACGGGTGCGTCTTGCGCTTCCAGAGTCCTAGGTCGGAGAGGTAGTCGGCTTGCTTGCGGGCGGTCATCTCAACGTAAGGGTAACCGTCTAGCAACAGGAGCAGGGCGTACTGGCCTTGGACGGTGCGGGCGATGCGCTCGATGCCGGCGGGGACAGGGCTACTCATTGGCCGGTCTTGGCCTTCTGCCATTTAGCCAGGGATGCGGTCATCACGGCGCGGGAGATTTGGCAGGTGATCATGTCGGACCCAAGGATGTCTTCCATGACGCGGGCGAGTTGGTTGCCAGAGTAGCGGAGTTCGGCAATGGTCTGGGTCTGGTTATCACTGCGGGCTTCAGCGCTGCGGCAAGCCTTCATCCAGAAGTCCTCGTTTGTGTCAGGCATGGTTGCGGGCTTCCTGCCAGTCTTCGATGGCCTCGATGAGTTCGGCGGGGTCGACGCGCTTAGCGTGGCGGACGCAGTACCAGATGGCGTCGCCGGCCTCGCGCATGCCTTCGAGGCGTTCCTCGAGCTGCTTGATGCGGGCGTCCTTAGCCGCGAGGAGGTTCTGGCCGTGCATGGCGCCCATCGCGGCGGAGATGGGGTCGAACGGGTCGAAGTCAGGCTGGCTCATTTGGTCAGGGGGCGAGCGGTGGGGGAGAAGGCAGGGGCAGACGCAGAAGCGGCCGCAGAACGGAAGCCAGAGGCCGCCACGGCACCGTCGTCATCGAGGTCGACGGAGATACCGCAGGCCGTCTGGATGGACTGACGGCGGATGTAGGTAATGGCGCCGCCAATCTTCTGGGCGTCGAGCCCCTCGGCCTTGACCATCAGGCGACCGAAGTCGAAGCGCTCACCAGAGGCGTGGAGGAAGGCGGTGTTAATGCCGACCTTACCTTCCTCGGAGATGAGCGTCTGGATCAGAGCCAGGTTGTGCTTCAGCAGGACCGGCTTGATGGCGTCGAGCAGCGCGTCGAGAGAGACGTACCGATTCTTGAAGCCGGGGTTTACTTTGTTGGCCTTGACGTTGTCGAGCTCAGCGAGCGCGGCGACTAGGTCAGCGGTGGGGGTTTGGGATTTGGGCGTGGTGCTCATGGTGGGAGATTATTTGGTGGGGTTGTTGTTTTCGATTTCGTTAAGAAGAGAACAGACAGTGATAGCGTCGGCGGCATTCTCGATGGTCAAAAAGCCCTTGCCGATAAAATACATCGGAGTGCCTAAGCACTTTCCGTCCTTGGCGAAGTCTTCAGCCGTAGTCTTCTCATCCTTAAACAGGTAGCGAAGAGTTCCGGTCTTGCTGTCCTTAGACGGGAAGATTGTCCAGCGATAGGCTTTCATTTGGTGGGTTCAGACTTCGTGACTTCACCGGCCTTGATGGTGGCCTCGATGTCGTCAAGGGACATCCGCGTGTAGCCAGGGACAAAGAGGTTGTAGTAGGTCACGCCGTTGCGGACGGTAGGCGTCAGCAGTCGGGCGACCTTCTGGTCAGGTAATACGATGTATGACGAGTCAGCGATGATGCGGTATTCGCCAGAGTGTTTTGGGTCTTTCTTCATTGGGGAGATTAGTTAATGACGCGGCGGGTGGCGGCGTCGTAGATCAGGAGGGCGTCGGCGTTCCAGAGGGTGACGTCGATGTTGGGGAAGAGTTCGGCAGCGCGTGCCTTGAGTTTGTTCTTCCACTGGGTCGTGGTCAGGTCGCCCTTGGTGCCACAGGTGTGGGCCTTCTGCCAGATGGCGGGGCGGATGCGGTGAATCTTCCACCCCATGGCGACAGCGGCGCCGTAAAGGACGCCCGTGTTCCACATCAGTTTGCCGATGGCCGAGCCGGGGATGTTCTTGCCGGCGAAGAGGGGCGGTTCCTCAAGGAAGAGTTCCGCGTCCTTGGCCTTGCAGCTCAAGTCAGCAAGCAGTTGGCAGACCTCGATGTCGGACCCGGGCATCTTAGCGCACTCGACAGGATCACCGTCGACCGACCATACAATGCCTCCGTTCACGCCTGGGTCGATAGCCACGATGATAGATGCCATGGGTAAGACCCTTGTCACTTGCCACGCTGGGACAAGCGGAAAAGGTTGGCGACGCGGCAGGCGTAGTCGTTCGGGGCGAAGTTCCAAGACTTGGCGCCTTCGTAGCCACGGTTCCAAGCCAGGGCCAGTTGCTCAGGGGTCGGGGTGGAGTAGCCGTCAGCCTTGAAGCGCTTGCGGAGGATACGGAGGTGGGCCGCCGCGATCATGTCCTGGGCGAGGGGGTTGCGCCACTGGGACCACTGGTAGTGAAAATGCTTTTCGGACTCGAGCAGGGCGTTGGCGTCGTCCCAAGCGGCCTTCCCGACCTGATACATTCCACGCTCTTTAGCCTTGCCGATGGCTTTGCGGTTCATGCCGGACTCGACCATGGCGATGGCCTCGAGGAGGGTTGCGTCGGAGGCCGCAGCTGAGTTGAAGCCGAGCAGGAACAGGGCGACGATGGAGAAGGGGCGGCTCATACGCTCGGCTTGCCCTCCTTGGCGGCGTTCCATGCTTTAACAAATCCATCGAACTCTTCATCTTTTTCGTAAGCCATAATAAAAGCCATCGCATCCCCGGCCTTGTGGAGCCGCTCGACCTCGGCCTTGAGGCGGGTCACTTCATCGGCAATTTTTATTCCGACTTCTGAGGCCAATTTAAGAGCGTCTGCAAGTTCGCCGACATCGGCCTTGAGGCGGGCGTTCTCGTTCATTAGGCGAATGGCCTTTGTGCGGGCGTGGGCGTTCTCTTGCGGTGATGGTAAGTCGCTCACTTGCCTTCCCTGGCGTCCTGCCAGTCCTCCACGGCTTCCTGCACCTCGGCCTTTAGGCGGGCGTTCTCGGCCTGTAGTTCTTCGATGCTCATACGCGTCTCGGCACTTGTGATCCGGCGACCTCGAAGCCGTCCATCTCGTAGCTGTATTGGATGCCCACCCAGCCACCTGCGGCGATGTATGCCTGGAGTGAGACTTTCACGGCGCCGTCCTCGTGCAGTGCCTCGTGGTAGTGGGAGAGCATCTTCTTCATGTTGGTCGAGGCGATGGCCGTCTTGGCCGAACAGATGTCCCCGGTCATGATGCGCTCGTTGACCTCGTAGATTTCGATGAGCAGGTTCCGCATACCTTCGAGGTGCTGGAAACTACTCATGAGGATAAGCGTCGGGGGTGATGGCCGTGCCCTTGATGATGGCGTCGTCCTGATCGCGGACGCGCTGCCGAAGCAGTCGGATGTCGGCGGCCTGCTGTTCGATGATGGTGCGCTGTAGGTCGTGCAGGTCGTCGAGGCGGTCAGCGTATGCCTTGAGGGCGTTCGCGCTCATGTGAAGGGTGCGGGCGTAAGCCCAGGGGACGAGCCACCAGAAGGCGGGCATCTTGTTCGGTCGGATGGTGGTGATCATGTCGGGGGAGTGGGCGAGAGGGTCAGGCACGGGAGGAGTAGGGGCCACGCTTCTTGAGGTTGACCCAAGTCGTGCCGGTGATGTCGAGCCAGTGACGCAGGGTGGTGACGGTGGTCTCGAGCGCGGCGGCGGCATCGCCCTGAGACTTGCCGGCGGCGTTCAGCGCGGCGATCTGCGGGAGGATGGCCTCAAGGCGTCGAGCTGCGAACTCGGCCATCGGGCGTTTGAGGGGGAGGACGCGACCAGCGAAGGTTAGCGTCTCGGTGTAGGGGTGTTGTGCGTTGGGCATGGTGGGAGATTAGAAGCGGTTGATGATGTCCAGCAGGTCAGGGCCGTCAGCCAGGGCGAGGACGTACAGGGCCAGCGCGATGCCAGCGAGGAGGGCGAGGAGTAGTTTCATGACAAGCACCTTGCCCGACTGATTTGCATTCGTCAAGGTTGTTTCCGCAAATACCCTGTGACCCCATTAAAGGGGGCAGGGCAATTCGTGTCCCTCGGGTCATCGGGGCCCGCCATGAACGAACGTACCCCTACCCGACTGAGTTAACTATGCCCCTAGGTGTCCGTCCGTCAAGGGGCAATAGACCCCTCTGGCTTGCCCTAGGAAGCCTTTTGACGGCGGGAGCGTAAGAAGACCGCCAACCCCACCCCTAGGCACCCCACGGCCAAGGCCCAGCCAAGGTCGCGGACAGCCTTCAGCGCTAGGGTCGCAGCTGAGAGACCCTGCTCTACGGTGGCCGAGTCGGACTTGATGCCCGCGTCCGTGACGATCATGACCAGGGCGTCCCGAGATTGCAAGGTGTCGAGGACGTAGCCGGAGATGTATGCCGACGACAAGGCCGCCACGCCAGCGAAGGCCGTGAGCAGCGTAACCGCGAGGAGCAGGTTAGCGCTTCCGCTTTCCTTTGGCAGGGGCTTTGTTTTTGCCATGGGGTTTCTTTGCGGCGGGTCCGACCTCCGCGTCTCCCTTGTTCTTGATGTAGCGCATCAGGTAGTCGAGGCACTCAGGGGCGGCGTAACCGCTTGCACCGACGACGGCCATACGGAGGCCGGGGCTCTCGATGTGATCCGCGATAGCGTAACCGACCAAGGCCGCGGTGATAGCGGCGGCGAGGACACGGCGCACAACCCAGCCAACAGAGACCGGCTCCTGCGACAGAAGCAGGCGAGCCGTCATGGCAAGGCCGCCGAGGATGGACGCAATGACGCCGTCCTTCAGTTCCTTCGGGAAGGACTCGGGGTCGATGGGAGGGGGAGGGCTCATTTACGGAGGACGGTGGACAGCAGGCAGATGTTGGCGATGGCGTAGCAAAGCCACATGACGGCCAAGGCAGGGCGATGGGCGAAGAAGCAGGCGATGCCAGCGGACGCATAGGCTACTGACGCAATCCCTGGGACAACGATGGTCGTGAAAGTCTCCGTGGTCATGTGATGCGCGGGGGCTTGGCGTTGGGGGCGAGGACCACCTTGCGGTAGTTCTGAGCCCAGAGGAGGGCGGCGAGGTCTTTGCCTAGTCGGTCAATCTCGGCTTCGGGCTTATCGGGGAAAGTCAGATGCCCTTGCTCATGGCACAGGACTTCGAGCTGACGCTTAGCACCGAGACGGGGGTCAATCTCAATGAGGTTCTCGCCGATCGTGGCCTGACCCCATGCCTTCTCCTTGCCGAGTTTACGCCAGACGACCTTCACTTTACTTTTGCGGCGGCTCATAGGGGGCGTTGGCGCTGTCGCGTACTCGGTCCCAAAGCCAATAGATGCCAAGGCCAGCGGCCAAGGCTAGAGTCCCGCCGGCGATGTAGGAGAAGTACTCAGAGTCGACGACGAAGGGGAAGGCACCGATGGCGGCGCCGGAGAGGAGCAGGGGGATGCCTACCTTGGGGCCGGCAAAGGCCGTGGCGATGGCACCGATGGCGGCTATGCCTACGCCTGCGAGCGTCCAGATGTTGTCGGAGGCTTCACGCTTCACGCGCTCGACCTCGGCGGTCAGTTCGACGATGCGGGCATCCTTCAGTCCGGAAACTCGCTTGGCCTCGGCTTGGTCTTTCTCAAGGCGGTCCCACGCCACCGTCACAGCGGCTGCCAACTGACGACCGAAAGCCATCTGCTTGGCGTAGTCGACCTCGCTACCCTTGGCTGCACGGGCCACCGCAAACTCAATATCCGAAGGCGGGGGGAGTGGAAGATATGACTGGGCTAGGCGGGACTCAGCGACGACTACCTTGGGCTTGTCGGCATTACGCTCGATAGCGACAAGGGCGGCGCCGACGCGGTGATCCGTCTTATCGAGGTCTTTGCCAAGCGTCGTGACGACAGCCTGAGAGGTCGGGGCGTCCGGCTGTTTCGGCAGCGGGTCGGTCGACGTAGCACACCCGGTCAGGCAGAGAGCGATGACCAGGAGCGAGCGCACGGCTTACTTGCCTTTCAGCTGGTCGATGATGGACTTGGCCTTCTCGACCTTGGACGAGTTGGCGTTCTTCAGGCCAGCGTAGAAGCCGCCAGCGAAGGCGACGACGATGAGGAGCAGGGTGATCATGGGTTCGGGATAAGTTCGACTTTAACGAGGGGGCCGAGGTCGGCGGGCTTAACAGTAGGGTCTTCAAATCCGAAGACAGCGTAGTCGTAATCAATGACGCTGTAACAGTGCTGCCTGTCTCCGAAGAGAGCCACAAAGAGGTTCTTCCAGTCAGCCTGGAACATACAGGTGATGCGGTAGGTAATCATTATTGCGGGGCGACAAAGATTTTCGGGTGAATAAGTTCGATGTAGTATCGAGTCACTGCGGTAACAGTCTGCTTAATCGAAGCAGTGAATTGCCCGATATTGGTTTGCGTTGAACCTTTCGGGCCAAGGGCAGTCGTGGCGACTGATGTGCCGTTGATGTAAAGGGTCACGTTGCCGTTGCCGTCGGAGTAGACCAAGTAGCGGACCGGGGTTGTGCCGCCGAAACTAGCTGAAGACGCAACCTTCGTCAGCGTAGTCCCATCATGAACCATGACGCTGATGGGTGTCGTGCCGCCTAATTTAAAAAGACCAATGCTGGCCGAAGTAGGGTCGTTGCCGTTGACCATCGATGTGCCGAGAAAGATTTTGAACTCGTTGTTGGCTTCACCAAGGCTTGAACCAGCAGCGTTAAATGTACCAGAGATGCAGACTGGCTTGTTCCACTTGATAGTAGCATTTGATGTGCTGGCCGTTGAGTAGCTACCAGCAACGTTAGTAATAGCGTGGCAACTGCCAGCGGTCAGGGTATTCGGGCCACCGATGCCCATATACTGCGGCATGATAGGATTAACACCTGCACCAGTGCCAGTGCTACCGCCAGTCATACCAAGGGCCGGACGGTATCCTTCGGTCATCATGGCCATCAGCGTGTCGAACGGCGACATGAACGCCGTCGCGGAAGTCAGCTGCTGAGACTCGGCAAAGGTTGCCACAGCAGGAACCGCCGCCGTGACGAACGCCGTGGTGGCGAGCGCCGTGGTGTTGTCGCCCGGTGATTGCGTCGTGGCGATCGTGCCAGTCGGCAGGGTGGGCGTTCCCGTGAAGGTCGGGCTGGCGAGGGGAGCGTAGGGCGACAGGTCGGGATTAAAAGCCGCCGTAGTCTGAACGGTAGCGTCCCCGAAGGTGATAGATCCGCCAGAAGCAGGAAGAATTAAACCAAACGGAGAAAGTGTGGTTACGTAATCGGTGGAGCCAGGGTTATCAAAAGCCCGCAGGGTTAGCACACCTGTTGCGGTGACATAGTTTAACTCGAGGCCAGTTGTAGGGCTTGACGGATTGCTGCTGTCGTAAGTCGGATAGAGGGCCAGACTAAAATTATTCTTATCTAGACCGAATGAACCAGACTCGCTGACAATAGCAGAACCGCTGCCATCGTCTACGTAAGAGGCGGTGCTTCCGCCAACTCCATAACCACCGCTTGACGTAGTTACATTTAAAGTCGAAAGCGTGTCGCTAATTTCAGGCGCGCCTTCTGACAGGTTAACCGCCCGGAAGGCCACCGTGTTTGTAGCACCAAGCAAAAGGTTCGTGCGCGCCGTAGCCGTGTTAGCCAAGCCGCTTAAGTTGCCCGCCTTGCTTAGATAGTCCGAGGCCGCCGTCGTGGCATCGAGCTTCAGATTCAGCGCCGACTGCAAGTCAGTCTGGGTCGAAAGCGTCCCGGTGATGGCGCCCCAGGCTACCGAGGTCGCAGGGGTGACGCCGCCCACATTGACCACCCAAGAGGCGTATGTACCCGACCCGGTGTGGTGATTAACGTCCACGGTCAGGACGCCAGTGCCCGAGTTGTAGGTCAGCACCTCGCCTTGCATATGGTTGGAGGCGTTGTAAGAAATCGTGATGTTCTGGGTCGGCGTGTACGAGAGGCCCGTGCCGATCGTGAAGGTCTTGTTGCCGTTGCTGACAGTGTTGCTCGTCGTCGAGGTCGTCAGGTAGCGGTCGCCGAACGCCTGGGCCTTGACGTAGGCCGTGGTAGCGATGGAGGTATCATTATCAGAGGTCGCCGGGGTCGGGGCGGTGGGGTTGCCCGTGAAGGTCGGGGAAGAAAGTGGGGCGTACGGAGTCAGCGCCGTGATGTCGATGAATCCGCTTGGGTTGGTCTGGAGGTAGTACGTCGAGGCCGCAGCCGAAGTCGTCAGGTATGCGCTCAGGTCAACCGACAGGACACCCGAGCCAACCGCCAGAGGAGCGGTTACGCTGGTAATGAAGTCAGAGGGGAGGGTCAGCCAGCCAGTGTCGTAGGAGGTTGCGGATAATTTCTGGAGCACCTGCCCGGTACTGCCGCCAGCCGCCACGCCTGCACCCGTCGCCCCAGTAGCACCAGTCGCCCCGGTGGCACCCGTTGGCCCTTGGGGCCCTGGGACGCCGACGCTGCCCGACAGCGTGCCAGTGACCGTGCCGGTGACCGTGCCGGTGATGGTGGACTGGTCAGCCGCAAAGGTGCCAGAGATGGTCCCGAAGGTCGAGGCCGTCGAAGTGATGATCGCGTCGGGCATGGTCTTAGACCGTGACGGAGTCGATGACGTTGACGCGGAAGATTTCGGTACGGCTCACCGTCGAGCCAGGGAAGACGAACTTGATGTCCCAACGGGCTAGGCCCAGCGCCCAAGAGGCCGTGGAGCCAGTGTAGGCCACCGTGAAGGACAGGCCGTCGCCGGCAACCGTGACCGTCATCGCGTACTCGTTGAAGTCGCGGTCCTCGAGGGTCGAGGTGATGGTCGTGGCAAGCAGGTTCACAGGGCCAGTCGCCCCGGGCGTCCACGTGAAAGTGCAGGCGAAAGTGTTGCCCTGCGACAGGCTTACTTGATTGGTGCAGCTCATCGGGTCTTATCGTTGCGGGAGTTGGAAGGGGGGTGGGGGGGGTTAACTGATCTGCACCAGTTTACCGATACTAATGAGCGGGTAGCCACAGAAACCCGGCACATTGACCGAGCCTGTCTCCATAGCGGCAGTAATCACAAAAGAGTCGTTTGGCGGGGCAGGCTGAAAGACAACAGTTTCCCCTGTCAGTTCACCCACGTAGGTATCATGGTCGAAGCCCACTATCCCTACGTCCGTGCCTGTAGCGGGAAAGGGGTCTGTGCTCAGAAAAATGTAGGGTAGCAAAAAGTTACCAATGTCTGGCACTCCTGGCGAAGTAAGAAGATTGAATCCGCCCTTTAACCAGCCGCTTCCAGTTGCCGCTGACTTGAAATAGTTACCGCCGATTCCTGTGTTTACCGTCCACGACTGGTTAAAGTCCTCGGGCGGTAAGTCTCGGAATGTTACATTGATATAATTCGGAGAGATATTATCGATTTGAAACTGACCAGCGGCGGTCCGAAGCTTGCCCCACGTGGACAAACTCCAGCCGCTTGCGCTCGGTGCTCCGATGAGGTAGCCCATTATACGCGGGCGAAGTAGTATTGCGCTGTCTGCGTTCCCAGCTTGAGGCGGTCAGCCCACAGCGAGCCGGTGACAATCTGCGTGACGGTCGAGCCGTTGACAGTGGCGATAAGGATATAGCCGTCCGTGTCCGTGTCCGCAGGGATTGTCGCAGAGATGGCCCAAGCAAAGTTAGTAGCGTCCGGGAAGTTCGGCGAGAGGTACGGATGCCTGATGTATACGTCGTAAGCGCCGGTCGTGACCGTGATGGTGCTGGCGATGTTCCCAGGCGTGACGTTGTTGGTCGCACCAGTGACGATGCTGTACGTGTCGGAGCCGCCAGCCGTGCCGACAAACAGGACCTGATAAGGATGGCTTGCGGTAGGCTCGTTGATGCACTCTCCGCCGTCGTAGTCGACAGGGATGGTCGTGGCGCCGGTCATGTTAAACATACCGTCCGTCGAGACGTCGCCCGTAAACCCAGTGCAGGCCACGCACTCGGCCTTGTTCACAATCTGGTCCCAGCTTGCGGCGAAGTTCACGTTGTACGGATCGTCGGCTTCGTCTTCCCCTGGCACGTTGCGCAGCTGAACCATGCCCGTCTGCATCGGGGTCGTCAGGTCGATGTTCCCGGTGTAGTACTGGGTGATGTCGAAGTCGTAGGTGAAGGCGGTGACGCCAGCCGTGTTGAAGGTCAGGAGCGGGGCGTTTAGGCCAGCCAGTTCGTTGCAGAAGGTGACGTAGTAGGAGCCCTCGGTCGTGCGGCTTACCTCGACGTTGCCCGCGAAGCCAATGACCACAGGCTCGCCATCCACCGTGAAGGTAATCGGGGGGATGGAGTTTAAGCACTCCGCCAGCGTCAGCTCGTTGGAGTAGATAGGGGCAATCGCGTCCCAAAAAGTAGTGACGGGGAAAGGGATGACAGAGGTCGAACCTCCGCAGCCGATGTAGGCCACGCCACCAGACGCCTTGCCGATGAGGCTAATGTGCTGGACTTGGTTCTGGACTAGCGGGATGCCTGGGCGCTCTTCGCCGCCGACCATGGAAAACGTGTTTGCGGAAGGCGTGATGGTGGCAATCGCCTTGTAGTTGTAGCCCAACTTGCGAGGGTTTAGCCAGGAGGTGTGACAATGGCCCCAGTCGAGGGGGAGGCCAGTCGACGCGTGGTCGTAGCCGGTCATCTTCTGGACGTTCATTGTCTGGACAAAGATTGAGGGGCCGGGGTCAACCGCGACCTTGTTCGTGTCGGTGCTGTTCGACGCGGCAATCAGGGCCAGCGTCGGGAGGCCAGTGTTGACCACCGAGGACGAAGAGAAAGGCGCAACGCCCACGTCCACGTCCCACTTAAAAGCCCAGAGGGTCAGCGGGTCGTTAGTGTCGCTCAGCTCATAGCCGCCACCGTCTTCCATCCACCACGTCAGGGAGTAGGATGGCTCGTCAAAGGGGAAGGTTGGATAGAGGTCACCGTAGTTGCGGGTTCCGCTTGGGCAGATTTGCACCTTGTTGGCGAAAGCCTGCATGATGCGAGTGTCAGCGCCGGACTTGATAATCGGCATCGGGCCTGCCGTGTAGTCGATGGCGCCGACTGCAATCTGGAGATAGCGCTGGCCGTTGATGGTAAGTATCTGACACTCGAAGGGGGCAGGGTCTCCGCCTGAGCCCGTACCGTAGACCAGCTGCTCGGGGAGGCTTGAGTTGCCTAGGACAAACTCGGGGGCGAAGACTAGCGCGTCGCCGATGGGGGGAACCCAAGGCTGGTTGATGTCCAGAGACGTGCCCTGGCTAGAGGCTACGAAGTTAAAACCATTCCCAGGCTGGATGGTCATGGCTTAGATGTTTACGTAGACGCTTGAGTCCCAGCCAACCCTTGAGTAGCGGATTTCGTACATAACTTTATAAAGTGAACCGAACTCCTCGACGTTGACCTGCGAGAGAAGGTTGCTGTTTCCTCCACCAGATCCAGCGCCGACGATTGCCCAGTCAGGGATCAGGGTCCATGTGCCGAAGTCGGTTGTGCCTGTTGCTGAGTTTAGGTAGCCTAAGATGTCGATAACATAAGCCGCGTCCTTCATGTAGATGACGCCAGAATAGGTCGTAGTCGTGGCAAGGTAGTTAGTCTTTCCGTAGTAGTTAGGGTAGGCCGGGTCAACGAAGCCGATAAAGCGGCCACCGAGTTCAGACTCAAAGCAGGCGCCGTTGTCGCCGATGTAGGACTGCTTCTTTGAGATGATAATGGTCTTGCCAGAGATGACCTGAGTGACGAAGTCGGCAGGGTCTTTAATTTCAACCAGCGGGCCGAGATCTGACTGGACGTAGGCCGTGCCGGCAATCGGGCCGGTGGTGAATGAGGCGTCTGCGTTGAAAAAATTAGGATGCGTGGTCAGGTTCTCAGTCGTCAGGCCGTTGGCCGAGGAGGTGTTTGCCAGTGTGTATTCACCCTCGTTGATGGCCGTGTCGATGCCGACATAGTCCACGGTCAGGGTGGCGATCTCTAGGTTGTCATAACTAATTTTCCACTTGTCGAGTTTTAGATAAGAATAGTCTGGGTCTGGGTGGGCGCTGCCTTTGACAGCAAACGCGTCGATGTCGAAGAACGCGTCTACCTTGTAGACGGTCGTTGAGGTGTTAAGGCCGAAGCCGTCAGCCACCACGGTCCAGCCAGGCTGGAGGAGGGCAGTAGTTAGGGGGTCTCCCTGAGAGATGCGTGCCATAAAGTTAGGTGGTCATGGTTGTCTGTTCAACCTTGGTAAAATCGATTGGTACTCCGCCGCCGCCGGGATTGGCTAGGATTTCTAGGAGCGCGGTTTGCTTGCGGGTCTCTTCGAGCTGCATGGTCATGGCCTCGATGACCGGGTTGGCGCCCACGCCGACGACATTGGAGAATCCCTCGGGGCCCTTGAAGGTGGTGCCCTTGGCCTTGGCGGCATCGTCGGACTCCTTCTGGGCGGCGGTCTGGGCGGCGGCGGCGGCGGCGGCTTCGGCTTCGGCAGCCGCAGCTGGGTCGTTCTTCATGTCCTCTGCGATAAGTAACTGAACTTGGTCTTGAACGGCCTTCTGTTTGTTAAAGCCGACTTGGTTATTCAAAGGGTCGCTCATTGCTTTAAACTGAAGCTCTTTAAGCATGGCCTGCCCCCTTGGATCCTTTTCAAGAAATTGTTGCGTTGTGGTTTCGCGTTGAGTCTTAGCTTCGTCAATTGTTGCCTTGGTCTTTTTTTCCTTGTTGGCTTTGTTTGCGAAATATTTGTCCTCCGCAGACATTAAAGCATTAGTGCCAGCAATAGCCGCATCGTTGGCTTCCTGTTGTTTTTTCTGGTTTTCCTCAATCATCTTACCAATAAACCCAATAGCAGCGCCAATGAGCGCCATAGGTCCAAGGAATGAGAGAAAGATGTCTTTGAAAGATGTGCCAAACTTTTTGCCAATGTCAGCAACCTGTTTGCCGAATCCAGTTGTTGCCGCCTCGGCACGTCCCATCGCCTGCGGGACGTCGGAGGTGGTCTTGATATTGACTGTCAGTTCTTGGGCCATCGTCAGGGGGTTTCCTTTGCAGGATTGGAAGCGGGCGCCGCCTTGTCCTTGGCTTCCTCCTCGGCCATGTAGGCTTCCTCCTCGGGCGACATGATCGCCACGTCCGCACCCTTGGAGATAGCCAGGGCGGAGTTAAGCCATATGGCCTGACACTCCGGCATCTCCCAAGCCCGCTTCTCCTCGATGCCGTTGGCGATAAGGTTGGCGACGATGGACAGAGGCCACGGGACACCCTTGCTCCCTCCGCTGCTCTTCTTGGCCGTCTGCTCCCAGAACTTCGGCCAGTCTTGGACTAGGATGTACCCGGCGAAGGCTTCGAGCAAAATACTAAACTTTGCTTCATTGGCGCTGATCCAGTGAATACGCAGTTTATCCTTCCAGCCCAGTTCGCCGAGGGGTTCTTCGGCGCACACTTGGCAAGCGAAGATAAGGTCGGCAGGCGTCACGCCGCGAGAGCCTGTCACCAGCGGGGAGTCGAAGGCCATCAGGCGCACCCGGTACTTGAGGCACCATGGGTACATGGAACGACCCAGCAGCCGAAAGGGAGCCGGGTCGATAAAGGCCGCGAGGAACCGTTTGTCCATGCCGCCTAGTGTAGCCCACTTGGGGCTAAGTCAATTAGGCAGGCGTAATGCCTTCGTAGTCGATAGCCGTGATTGAGACGGTCGTGAAGCCCTTGTTCTGGCCCTTGTCGTCAATCTTGGTAATCGTGCCGACGAATGAGGCCGAAGCCGAGCCGGCAGGGTAAGCCGACAGCGTGTTAAGGGTAAAGGTCAGGACGGCGCCGAGCACCGGAATCGATGACGTTTTTGCGATGCCCTCCACGGTTAGCTCACTCTTTCGGTCGTCGAGCCTATGGGTCTTGGTCAGGCCAGTCTCGTCGACCACCGTGGCTTCAGCGTTAAAGGAGGACGAGAGCGAGTAGGACTGGACGAACAGATTGCCAAACGTACCGTTGGCGATGCCGTAAATGCAGGTGGTTCCGTTAGAGATGGCGGCCATTTGAATATGCTCGGTTTGGTAACCTTACGCGGGGAAGACGGCCAGTAGGTCGAACGTGAACGAGGTCGCCCAGGAGCGCTCGTCGATACCCTCGTCTTCGGACTGCATGGTAACGTCATAGCAGGACGCGTCGCCAGTGGCCGTGAAGGCCGCCTTGATGGAGGTCAGGTCACGCATATTCCCGGACAGGGCGGCGCAGCGGAGGCGGTGATCGGCGAGGGTCGTGTCGTCGGCGTTCGAGAAAAGCGTGATGCGGACGGAGCAGGAGAAGTTGCCTTCGCCTTCGGGCAGGTCGGACGGTGCCTGGGCAGACTCGCAGACGACCACGGCCTTGGGCAGGGTCTGGGTGGCGGCGTTGTCCCCGGTCAGGAACGTGACGGTGGTCAGCCCGGTCTGGGTCGAGAGGTAGGTCGCGACGGTGGCCTCGACGATGTGACGGATGGATTTAGTGCCCATGGTTATGATTTGTTGTTAAACTTGTTGATGTCGAGCTGGAGCAAGTGGCGGATGCGTCCGGGCATTGCCTTGACGCGGTA